ACTCCCTGGCTTCATTAAGTTCTCCAAGGTGTCTTTGTAGCATCGTTGCTGTTGCTTTTTTGATAATGGTGCTTACATACTCCTCAGGACAGGCAAATGTGGATGTCGTAGTGGTTGGCGTGTCAAATAACTTATACCCAATAACATTTAATCTAGCCCGACCAGTTACGTCTGTTGGATATGGATTTATTGCAATTGTGTCATGGGAGTATGGAGCATAAAAGCTTGGATAATTAGCATTGTCTGTAAATGAAGTAAGCTGGCTTGTGGCGTAGAACTGCTCTACATCAACTATTGGAACTACTGCTCTGGTTACGTCGTTGTTCCATGTCACTACATTGATTCTCTTTAGATTTGTAAATGTAGCAAGCTCACCAGACCAGGAAGTAGCCGTGAACACATATCGTTGCCAAGACCAATCCTGATATTGTTGAATATCCTCGTATGCTTCTTGTATATAGCTTGTAGCCTTTCGTGCTGCGGGGTTTAGTGTTAGATTGTTAGTTGAGCGTTCCCCGACGTTTAGTAAAACTTTATTTACAGCTTCTAACAATGTTGTCGAACTTGTCATTTAAAAACAACCCTCCTGATATCCAACCAACTACCACTATTGTACAGAAGGCAACCATTATGAATATTAATCCTGCTGGTTTAAAACTTGTTAAAGAATTTGAAGGACTACGTCTGAAAGCCTATCGATGCCCGGCTGGTGTGCTCACGATTGGCTACGGGCATACCGGTGGTGTGCGAGAAGGGCAAGTAATTACTGAGGCGGAAGCTGAAGAACTTCTAAAGAAAGACCTGCTAATATTTGAACGTGGTGTTAAAAACTATGTCAAAGTACCACTTACAGACAATCAATTCAGTGCTTTGGTTTCTTTTGCATACAATGTCGGTCTTGGTGCTTTCGGTAAATCAACTCTACTCAGGAAAATTAACTCCAGGGACTATAACGGAGCTGCCGCCGAGTTTGCTAGATGGAACAGAGGTGGTGGAAAAATCCTACCAGGACTAGTACGTAGACGTGAAGCTGAAAAGGCACTGTTCAATAAATAAACAAAAAAAGGGGGGTTTTACAACCCCTTAATTTATTAAACACACAAACATAAGGAACTAAACAATGGACAATTAAGCTGAATATATTAAGACTGCATGGTCAGGTCTGTAAGTTTTTGCACCATATACTTGTGTCATCACAACTGCATCAGCTTGGAATAAGTTCTCACGTGACATCTCTGTAGACGGTTCTTTGTTTACTACCAAGCGTGCCCAGTCTTTGTGTCCCATAATGGCAGTTTTCATGTTGGCAGTGAGCGTAGTAGCCGTGATGGTTGTACCAAAATGGACTACTGATTGGGTTGGGAAGTAAACAGAGCCTGTGTACCCAGGTGTTGGTGAAGACACTGCACTACTGGGATCACCATTGTAATAACCAGTAGAACCATTGGAAGTGATTGCAGATGTTTTGTAAACAGGAATACCATACAGACGACCAACTTCCCCAGTCTCAGTAGGAGAACTGCCTTGATAGTCTTTACTAATGAATTCAGGAATAACTAACAAGTCAATGTACTGACTAGGAGAAACCAGCAAGAATCTGTCAGACTCTGGTACGTTTGCAACGTCAAGAATTTCTTTAGCGGCTAGGATTGCTGCACGGTTAAGTGCTAAAGAAGTACCGCTAGAAGTCCCATCAGATGTGCAATAGACAACATTAGATTGAGAATTATATCCCTGAATATCAGCACGTAAACCAAGAATGAAAGAATCAATGTCACGAGCCAAAGCATAGCCCGCCTCCTTAACATAAGCTTCACGTAGAGGGAATGATGTCTGAATTGAAACGATGTCCTCAATCATGAATGAGACTTCTTTGTACTTATCAGTGGTAATAGACCATCTGTTTTCTGTACGAGATTGAAGAGTCACTGGGTTGTTATAAACCTTGTCATTAACGGCTAGTCGTCCGATGTCAGGAATATACAACACAGAACCTTTTTTAGCCATTGTTGGAAGCATTCGGACTATTTGTCTAGCTATTAGATTGTCTTCTAACCTGCGTTTTGCCTCGGTACTCCATAATTGTGGAATGAATGCACTATTGGATGAACCCACTTGTGGGTAACCAATTGCTGAACCGTTATAACCGCCGCCTGGTAATGTCATGTCTTTCTCCTTTCTTTATTATTTTTTATTTGTCTGCAACTAAGCCTAATCTAAAAGCACGTTCAATTTCAGGTAACCGTTTCTGGTACTCGACTTCTGACATTCTGTACAGTTGTGTCTTTGTGAAAACTGGTGCTTTACTATTATTGACAGGCATTGCTCTACTTGGTGAACTAGTTTTATTATATTGTGGTACTTGTTTACCTAGTGATGCCTTAGCTTTTAAGTACAGATAATCAATACCTTCAGGGTTGTCATGCCTGTCTAAGAACTCTTTTGGTTTACCTTTACAATATTCTTTTACAAGTTCAACACGACTCTTTGCCTCTGCTGAATCTACTGACCAGAACCTAGACATTGCGCCATATGCTGAACTATTATCACCAGCCTGCTGTTGGTCAATACTGGATTTGTACTTATTAACTTCCTCAATGAACTTGTCATAAGGTACTCTAAACTCATCTTCAAATCTCTGTCTCAACTCAGCACTGGCATTATTAAAGACATCATATGAGAATTCATACTCTGCTTCACCGTCAGTATTAAGGTTCTCAGTTTGTGGTGTCTCATCTACACTTTCATCAACGGGTAAGGTTGCTTCATCAGCTTCAAAAACATTAAGTACCTCAGTGTCAGAAGTTTCATAAATGTGCTCAGTAGGTAATGATTGTTGTTCTGTGTCCATAGTGTTACATTCCTTGCATTAATGCTGCTAAATTTAAACCTTGCGTGTCAAGTCCCATTGTATCCTTAACTAAACCAGCACCACCATCGGCGGCTATTTCAGATTTTATACCATCAGACATTGATTTACCTAGTGCTTGCTCTATAGTCTGTGGTTGCTGAGGCTGAATTTGCTGTTGTTGTTTTTTGATGTACTGGTCAACTTCTTCAATACCCATCCGCCTAGCTATGTCAGTCATGAATGTGTAAAAGTCGATGTGTTGAGCCATCTCTGGATTACCAGACACCATCTGTAGAAAAGCCATACGCTGATTAATGTCATACTCCTTGTCCGCTACATGGTCTGCACCAACTGGTATTAACTTAAAGTCATTTTCCAGCTCCTCTACACCAACTGCTGCATAATCATATGAGTCTGGTTCGTCTTGGGCTGGTACTCTGATTACAACATCGTTGATTTGATACTGCTGGAATAGTTTGAATACCTTGTCTAGTAGCGGGATTAGTGCTGTTTCTTCAATGTGCTTATGGATACCTGACAGTCTATTACCACCCGCATCCTTAACAGCCTGTACTTCCGTTGCAGTTACTCGCTCACCTGACCTGGCAGAATTGGCAGCAATATAACTACCAGTACCAATAGACTTGTCGATTCGCTGTTCGAGTACAGAAGCTTCGTCATATGAGACTACAAAGTTCTTTGAGGTTTCAATTGGACGCAGTGTTCCCTGCTGTGCTACAACAAATACCTTTCCAGGCTGGGTGAATATGTCTTCAGGCTGCAACGTCCCGTCATTCACATACTCAAACATAGTATCAGCAGATAGTTCCAAGTTATCAAGACGCTGATTAGTGATAATGTCCAGTTCGTGAAGCATTCCAAGAATAGGTTCCAAAGCTCCAAGTGCGACCGGTGTTCTGACAATAGGGGTGAAAGTGCCAATAATAAAAGGACGACCACACCAATATGGGTTTTCTTCAACTCTCAAAAGACTACCTCTGTACCAGGTAACAACCATGTCCTTATAACACTTGTCATCAATATAGATATCACCCCAGTACTCATAGACATTTACGGTTTCAGCCCAGCTAGAGTTGACAGCCAAACCAAGATATGACTTAACCTCATCAGCTCTGTAAGAACCATCTAAGTCCCCAGGTGCTATATCTGTAAGTTTGATTCCTGAGTAATAACCAGTCCTAAGTCTATCAGCCATTGATGCTCTGGTTTCTTGACGCTTTAGTATAATGGGGGATTCTTCTAAACAAGAGGCATTTAGATCAAAGTATGTATCAAAAACGTCCAGCACTTTAAACTTAAGGTTGTCATACTCAATCTTTTCTACAGCCACTTCCTCTACACTGTCACCAACCTTTCTATTCTTTTTCTTCTTGGACACCTCATATTCCCATGGAAAGAACATTACAGACATACCAGTTATGGCTAGTTGTCTTAGGAATAGTTCCCAGTGATTAATGAATCGTGATTCTATTAGCTTGTTCTTGGTATAGTACTTGACAATCTTTGCTAGCTCCATATATCCAGGACTTGTAGGCACAGCCTCAAACCAATCGCGGTTAGGAAAGAATGCCTGTTGTAAATAAGCCACAATAGTCTCTACAATCTCGAATCCCTTGCCTGTGTTTATGTTGTGCCTCCAGTTGACATTAACATCGCCAACGTTGTAGAACATCGCTGCACGGGCTGCTTCCCTTGACTCTTTAGTTCCCAAGTACATTTGCCAACATTCCAGCCAAGATTCCTCTCTTAGTGTCCTTCCCTTCTCGAATTCTCCAAACTTTGTGACTACGTATTGGTAAATCTTTGACTTATCCATTATCTAAATCGTCCTCCATATCTGTTGTTAATTAGGAAACTTCCTGCTCTGCTAATATTCTCACCTATGCCATACAGTGTCTCTTTTTTCTTAGGAGCTGGGGTAGACAACTCAATACACATAGCCATAGCATCCAACAAGTCATCATGCACTGTGGGAAAGTAGTTCAACTCTTCTTGTAGCTCTTTGCAGTTAGATAACTTCTGAACCATGTAAATCATGGCGTTATCAAACAGTGGTTGTAGATGCATCTTAATCCTTCCCTGTTTGTCTCCTTTAGGTCTGTACTCTAACAAGCTTATTGGTCTGTGTTGGTGAAACTGCATCTTAAACATGGATATCAAAGCAGCCTGGAAACCCACAACCTCAATATAGACTGAAGACAAACTGTACTTATCAGCCAGCTCATAGGTCTTTTCTACTAGTTGGTTGGGCAACCAGCGACCATATTCCAAATCCACAACAAAGAAGTTCCTTTCGTGGTCAAGACCTCCAACCAGTATTACTGAGTAGTCTGCTGTTTTTTTCTGGCTGATTGCCGGGTCGATTACCATAATTGGTCTAAAGTCGTGCCTTAATTTGTCATGGTCAAACACGCTTATACTACCTTTGACGTACTCTCCAATATCACTGATGTTAGATGGAATGACATACTTTATTGCTGATGGTTCAAAGATAACGTCCTCACTGGACACCACTTTATTTAGATATTGGGTAGCGAAGTATATGTAGCCTTGCCTCTTTCTGATTGACTCTATGACAGCATCTGTGAACCTCTCAGGAAATATGTAACCGTCGTCAGCATTCTCACCATTCTTATAGACATTCTTGAATAAGTGGATATAACCCAAGTCTTCCAGGTTGTCTAGTAAATAGGCATAATAATCCTCTTTGTGATACCTGGTTCCCCAGATTACAAATTCCCTGCCCACCAGCTCAACATAATTGCCGAATTTAACGCTTCTTTCCGGGTCAACGATAGATTCTAAATCACGTACCCATTGGTGAGTCTTCTCGCGCAAAATTGGGGTAGTTGTGTTCTTTTTATCAACGATGTCATCCAGAACTACAAGGTCAAAGTGCATACCAGTGATGGATGTTCCCAAAGATGCGACGACAACGGTAGGCTCTCTGTGGATTGTAGTACGTATGACCTGAATAGCATCTGACCTCCAGACAATCTTCTTGTCCTGTGCCTCTGTGTACCCCTCGTCCTCGTCATATTCCTGCTTTCTTTTATGCGTACGTCGGTCTTCTGCTAGCTTGTCTAGTACTGGAATCATTCGTCCTGTGATGTGTGGTCTATTGTTCCATACTTTTTCCTGTAAATCTGTGTCTTCCAAGTATTGCTTAATCTCACGAACAAAGGTAGTGGCTAGCATTTTGGTAGACGTTCCAACACATATCCTAATGTCAGGGTTTCTGTATATTCTCCAAAGCGTGTACAGTACCGTACCTAAGGTTGACTTGTAATGACCACGAGGCAGTAGACCGAATCGAGCACGTTTATTGACATCAATCAGTTGTGTAGTGGTTACGAATTCTACTAACTCTTTATGCATCTCTTTATTAAATTCAGCAGTCCCACCATGGAACCCAATCAAGTCAATGAACTCCCACATATCAAATAAAGCTCTGACGCGCTGGTCTTTGCTTGGTGTTTTTGTAGTATACGTGTGTTTGTCTGTGTTATGTGGTTTTAGGACATCAGTTCCTGGTAGTCTGTTTAGTGCTTCTTTTCTGTTCTGTGTGTTCATAATTAACCTTTGAGGCGGTGTTACCCGCCCCGTCCCCATTACTTACTCACCGAATTCTTCAATGATTAGTTTTGCTACCAAACTTCCTAATTCTGCTGCTTCCTGTGGGGAAATCTTTCCATCAGACAGCTTGAGAAGTAGTGGAAGTGGTAACTCAGCAGCAATTTTTAACGCGATACGTTTTGCAACGGACAATTTAAATTTCATGACTAGCAACTCCTTAAACAGAATATTTACGAGGCAGACCATCTTTCTTGGCACACACTAACCGCATGCGACCTACTAGGTATGTGGCACTAGACGCTGTACCAGAAACGGTGATGTCAATGCCTTGGTTGGTGGTGTCAGCAGTAGCAGCAAATGTTAGAGAGTTAGCGGTTGCACCTGTATTGAATTCAAGACACGCTGTTGCATCTTGTTCAATGTAAGTGGTTGAGGTATTTACGATTTGAGCGACGACTGCGTTTCCTGAGCCATCCCTACCACCGCCTACACGAATATCACCCATTTGACCGTAGTCAGTAGAGGCATCACCGTAAGTGGTGTATTGAATATCACAGAAAACAGTGCTGTCAATAGGAACCGGGAATGTAGTACCTAGACTCAAACCATCAATAGAAATCAAAACAGCCGGTGAATCATCGAAGTTTGCTGCAATGACAGTACCTTCCCAATAACCGACTGTTTCTAACTGGTACCGTACTGCCTCTAATAAATTATTTGTATAGCTTGCTGATGTTTGTAATGCCATATTTTTATCCTCTTAATAGTGATTGACCTGGTAATTGAGCGAACCCACGACTTCTAGTTAACAATTTTAACTTATTCTTTCTCTGGACATCCTCCTGTTGCTGTTGTAGTACAGGTTCTGTTTGTTCTTTGATTCCGGTCTGTATTTCCTCGTTAGTCCTTTCCCGTAAGTTCTCTAAAGATTTAACCTGACCTTGGGCTGCTGTGTTCTGTTGTTTTAAAAGACCTAACTCTTTGTCTAATGCTTCCCTCTGAACACCGAACTGCTGCTGTAACTGATTAGTTGACTGGGCTATGCGTTGGTCAAAGTTACTGGACAATAAGCCTAGGGATTGGTTGAACTGGTTTTGTAGAGCAGCAATGTTCTGAGTGTAGGCACTTTGTGCTTCCTGTTGTTGACGTGCCCGTTCTGCTGCCTCGGCTGCTGCTTGTTGTTGGGCTTGTATTTGTGCCTGATATGCAGCAGCTTGTTGTGCCTTTTGAGCTTCCATTTCCTGCTGTACTCTGGAGGCGGCGGCGGCTTGTTCTTGCTGTAACTGTTGTCTCTGCTGCTCTAGAAAGGCTTGTTGCTGTTGTAGTTGTTGTGTGTCTTGTTGTAACTGCTGCTGTTGCTGTACCTGTTGTGACTGTACCTGTTGTGACTGTTTCTTAGATTTTTTCTTACTTGACATTTCCTCTTGTTCCTCCACGTTTTGGTAGTTCTTTACTTGTGGTTGGTTGGGCGTTCTCTGGTACGTTTGTTCTATACAGTGGTGAGTACTTCTTCCTCGATTCAATAATGTCTCTCTCCAACTCAGATAATGTACGCTCCACTCTAGACAAATCAATTAAACGCCTTTCTTCCTGTGTAGGTATTAACTTAGCTATTCGCTGATATGTGTTCATAACTGGCATAGAATAATAACTGTATACATTATAAGGTTCAAACACTATGTCATATACGTCTCGTATTGCTGCTGACTTAGGTATGAAGTATGTGTCCGGTGGTCTTACAGCCGCTATCAACACTACCCTTACACTTGCTGTTCCTGCTACGGCTAATTATGTAATCATTGGTGGGAACACTGCCGCCATTAACTTTGATACAAACACAACAGCTACGGCTAATTCCTTACCAATTGCTTCCACTGCGTCCATTGCTATGTTTGTCAGACCAGGAAGTAATATTTATCTTTATTCTGCTGGTACGGGTAAGGCTGTTTATCAGTTCTTCAAGCTGGAATTTGACCGGTACAGTGCCTTAAATTAACCTCAGTTACAAACACAAGCAACCCCCAGATAGCACGGCTAAAAGGGGGCTTTTTGTTGGGTAGTATTTTTTACCTACTGATAGAAGTTTGGAGCTCTGTTTTTTGTGTATAGCCTATTGGCTTGGTAATGAACGTCGCAGAAGAACACATGAACTGTACCTGTATAAGTATCGGCTGCGTTGGCAGCGTCACGGAAAATTCTACAAAGCACTAAACTATCAACTTCTAATTCACTTGAACTTATGCCTGGGTCTGCTATCTCTGCGATGTAATGTCTGTATTGAGTATCCACGGTTTGATTGACATAAAGAGTACTGGTTGCTCCAAACTGTGACTGTTGATGCCCCTTAGCAATTGTGTACTCAAAGCCCCAACGAACTACGCCACTGGACGCTGTTGTGTTAGGGGAATAATGTATGTGGATATAAATGGGAGAGCCTGGCTTGTAGTCGTGGTGGATATGGAAACTTATAAAACACTCATTCATCGTAGAAGCCGAGAACTCATATGACCTATAAAAACCTCTGAACAAGGAAGGAGTTGGATCATTTGCTCCCACACCCCTGATAGAAATATCACTAATTAAATCATTCCAACCTACTAAAGCATCAGAGCCGTTACCAACATACTCTGTATTTCCTGAATATAGATTAGCCATGCATTCCTCAAAACACTTTCTGAACCAAGTTAAATCCGCCATAGTTGAACCTCTTACTCTATGTACATTGTAGGCTTTTCTTGGCATAAATTTTATTTACGAGGTAGACATAGACTCTCACCAGTTTCTCCCCCGTATGGCTTGTTTTTTTTTTGTGGCTAGGTGGGTTCATAAATAATGCGTAATACCCAGAAGAGTAATTATCGGAATTAGGGAATTAGGTCAGCAGCGATTGTTGGGAAGAGAAGGAAGGGGGGTGAGCGGAACTGGGGGGATAGAAGAGATGGGACAACAAGTACGCAAATT